CGTCAAAACTTTTGCTGCAAAAGGTGGTATGATAAAATCAAAACCTAATATGGGTTTATATGGCAGGAGCTAATTATGAAAAAATCTAAATATATGGCTAAAGGCGGTGCAATGAAAGGCACAAAATATATGTCTATGGGTGGAGCAGCAAAATCAGAAATGAAAGCTAATTCAGGCATGGGTAAAATGCCTAAATCAGTTGTAGCAGCACTTGAAGGTGTCGGTACTAGAGCACAAGGTCAAGCTAACGTATTAAAGGGTACAAAATACAAAGCAGGTGGTGGCGCTATGAAAGGTACAAAATATAGAGCTAAAGGCGGAAAGGTTTAATACCTTGTATATTAAATTAAGTGGCGTATTTAATATCAAATATCCCGCAGTTTAAATGCTGGGTTAGGAAAGAATTTACCGCGAATCATCAAAACTATCATGGCGAGTATTTGCATGCTTTAGCTTTTGCTGTAAATACTATTCCAGATAGGTCTTTATCATTTCAAGTGGTTTTTACTGGTTGTGAAACCGACTTTGAAGATTATCCAGAACAAAATGTTCATGGCGGCGCTATGTGGGCGCGTATGCCTATACAAGCTCTTGTAGCGGACGTGCCGTTATCAGATTGGCCAAAGCCTATGCCAGATCATTTGGCTCAACCATGGGACTGTTTAAGTCATCATCATAGCGTTGTGGTTTTAGATCGTGTTAGCTCTAGTCCCTGGTATTGCAAAATTGATGGTAAGTTTTATTTAGGTAGATACATGTTCACAGTAGATTACACCGAACATTCAATAGCAGACGATCCAGCACAACACAAACAATCTCATGTGTTATACTTGACGGACGCTGGTCCTTATACTGGTAATTTTGTTGCATTACCGAATAACCGGGTTAGAGCAACAAATCCAGCGCTGTGGCGAACAGGAGAGGGTGCTCCAGATTTTGCACCTTCGCAATGGGTTCACTCAGCAGAGCAGCATGAGAGCTATACAGATCCAGCAATAGTGTTTGACAATTTATACGCCGGAGCAGAAGATAGTGATGAGGAATAGTTATGGCAACATCTGGAAGTAAAGATTTTGAGCTAGACGTAGCTGATTACGTTGAAGAGGCTTTTGAGCGTTGTGGCATAGAGCTACGCACTGGTTATGATCTTAAAAGCTCTACAAGAAGTCTTAACTTAATGCTTGCAGAGTGGGCAAACAGAGGGTTGAACCAATGGTCTATTAAAGAAAAAACAGTAGACATGGTTAAAGATACTAAAACCTACAACATAGACAGCACCAATGCTACAGCACCTATTGATGTGTTAGACGTATTTATAAGAGAAACTGTCGGATCAGATGCTACTGATATACCCATGACCAGGCTAAGTAGAGCTGAGTACGCACATATAACAACAAAATCTACTACAGGCAAACCCAATCAATTTTTTATAAATAAACAATTAACACCGACTATTTCGGTTTGGCCAGCGCCAGACAAGTCAAGCACCTACACAATTCACATGAACGTCCTAACAAGAATGGACGACGCAGACGCAGGAGCGAACACGCTTGACCTACCATTTAGGTTTTATCCTTGTTTGGCAGCTGGTCTTGCATATTATTTATCATTAAAAAGAGCACCAGAGAGAACACAAATGTTAAAAGCCTTGTACGAAGAAGAGTTTGCAAGAGCTTTAGCACAAGACGAAGATCGTGCATCTTTTAAAGTTTCACCAAGTTTAAGGAGTTATAACAACGCATAATGGCTTTTGCATCTGGTAAATTTTCTTACGGCATCTGTGATATAACAGGGTTTCGCTATAAATTAAAAGACATGCGTAAAACTTGGGATGGTTTATTGGTTGGTCCAGATCAGTGGGATCCTAAACATCCACAGCTAATGCCAAAACCATCTACCCAAGATCCGCAAGCTGTTAAAGATCCTAGACCAGACACCAGTGACGACAATGCAAAATTTTTGGTTTATACCAATGTTGGCGATGGCAAATTAGGTTCTGTGTTAGATACTTTTTCTATTACAGCTGGCGTAGGTGAGGTTACAATAACAACATGAGTTTTACACTAGGCACATTAAAAACAGCAATACAAGATTACTTAGAGGTATCAGAGTCAACCTTTACGACACAGCTGCCTACTTTTATAAAAGAAGCAGAAGATCGTATATTTTCTTTTGTTCAGTTACCAGAGCAACGTAAAAATGTCCAAGGTACAGTGACTACTGGCAATAGATTTTTAGCAACACCAACAGATTTTTATTCGCCTATGAGTTTAGCTATTATCAGCTCAGACACATACGATTATTTAGATTTCAAACATCCATCATTTATTAAAGAATATTCTTCTGGAACGACAAGAGCAACTCCAAAATATTATTCTTTGTTTGATGACACAGCTTTTGAGGTTTCACCGATTCCAGATGCGAATTACACAGTGGAACTTCATTATTTACATAAACCAGTATCTCTTACCAATGGTAGTGACAGCGGTACAACTTTTTTATCTACAGATTATCCAGACGCTTTGTTGTATGGATCTTTAGTAGAAGGAGCTATCTTCCTTAAAGAGCCTACAGACGTCGTTACTCAGTTAGAGGCACGATTTAAGGAGGCGGTAGCTAGAATGAAAAATATCTCAGAAGGTCGTGGCACACGCGACGAATATCGGTATGACTCAGTACGCTCCAATGTGAGCTAATGAGTCGCATAGAGCATTTAGAAGGTAAAACAGTTGCAATTATAGGCTTGGGTGTGTCACAAGTTGATTTTGCGATCGGTTTAGAAAACAGTAGAGAGTGGGACGAAGTTTGGTGTATAAACTCAGCAGGCTTGGTTTATCCAGCTGACAGAATATTTGCGTTAGATCCAGCTAGTAGATTTTTTGACAGTAATGACGCAGGCAAACAAACAAACGCCATGAAAAAACTTATGGCCACTTCGGATGTGCCTATTTATACTTGTGAGCTTGATCCTCGTATCAAAAATGCAGTTCGCTATCCAGTAGAAGATGTATGTAATGAAACTAAATGTGCTTATATGAACACGACTGTAGCTTTTGCTATTGCTTATGCTTTATATAATAAGGTTGGTCGTATAGATTTATTTGGCATTGATTTTTCTTACAAAGAAAACATGCACTTTGCAGAAGCAGGCAGAGCGTGTGTAGAGTTCTGGATTAGTAAATGTATGAGTGCTGATATACTTGTTGGTATTAGTGGCAGATCTACAGTGTTAGATTCAAACGTGCCGGCAACAGAAAAACTTTATGGTTTTCATAGATTAGATAAACCATTGGTAGCTGTGCCGCATGAAGGCAAGTTTATCATTGGTCCTTATGATGAAATTAACACGCAACTGGAAGAACATGGTTTGAAAATTAATGAAGACGTTGTTCCTCCAGAGCCATATAAAGGATAAACATGAGCGTAGAAAGCGATTTTGTATTAGGTAAGGTTGAGGTCCACTCAACAGAAAATAGAGGACACGACGCAGAATTTTGGGCAGCACAAGCGACAAAGAAAATATGCGACATTTCAGATAACGCTCCAGCACATATAAAACAGCAGGCTTTGGCTTTTCAAAACCAAGTTTATACTGTAATCTTATATACTATAAAAAATGCGATTAAGTCACAGAAGACGACTTATTCAAATTTATTAAGAAAACAAGGCCATGGCGACATGGCTGATATTTTGAAGGAGCTATAATGGCAATTACATCGGCAATATGCACGAGTTTCAAGCAAGAGTTACTCGTAGGTACACATAATTTTACAGCAACAAGTGGTAATAGTTTTAAACTAGCTTTATACACCAGTTCTGCAACACTAGGAGCTGGCACAACTGCTTATGTAACTACAGGGCAAGCGACTGGCACAAACTATACTGCTGGCGGTTCAGCATTGACCTCAGTTACACCAACCACATCGGGAACTACTGCAATTTGTGACTTTGCAGATTTAACCTTCGGTACGGCTACTGTTACAGCTAGAGGGTGTTTAATTTACAATGACACACAATCTGATAAGGCTGTTGCTGCAATAGATTTTGGCGGAGACAAAACATCAACCGCTGGCGATTTTACAATAGTTTTTCCTAGTGCAACTGCAACAGGAGCTATTATCAGATTGGCGTAAGATCACAGCAGATATGTTAGACTCTAAATATGCCGCTGACCAAATTAAACTTTAAACCCGGAATTAACAAAGAGGAAACCGATTACTCTAACGAAGGTGGGTGGGTTGACGGCGATAAAATACGTTTTAGGAAAGGGCGAGTAGAAAAAATAGGTGGTTGGGAAAAGTTTTCGCCTAACTCAATCGTAGGATCTGCTAGAGCTTTACACTCTTGGATTTCGCTTGGCGGTTCTCGTTATCTTGGCATAGGCACAACCAATAAATATTATGTAGAAGAAGGCGGCACATATAATGATGTCACGCCAATAAGAAAAAACACCACAAATGCTGCAACCTTTGCAGCTACAAATGGATCATCAACGCTTACTGTGACTGATGCTAGTCATGGAGCTGTTAGTGGTGATTTTGTAACTTTTTCAAGTGCTGTATCTTTAGGTGGCAATGTTACTGCTGCTGTTATAAATCAAGAATATCAAATCAATTTGGTCACAGGCACTAATACTTATGAAATTACTGCTAAAGATACTTCTGGCGCAACAGTGACCGCAAATGCGAGTGATTCTGGTAATGGCGGTTCTGCTACAGATGCAGCTTATCAAGTAAACTCTGGCTTAGATGTTTATGTAGAATCAACCGGTTGGGGTGTCGGCACTTGGGGTGCTGGAGCTTGGGGATCCTCCACATCTTTATCGGACACAAATCAGTTACGTTTATGGACACACGATAACTACGGCGAGAATTTAATTATAAATCCAAGAGGAGGCGGTATATATCGTTGGGTTGAAAACGATGGTCTTACCACTAGAGCGGTGCAGCTATCAAGTGTTAGTGGTGCAAATTTAGTGCCCACACAAGCCTTACAAGTAATTACATCTGAAACAGATAGGCATTTGATAGTATTAGGAGCAGATCCGATTAGCGGTAGTTCTAGAACAGGCGCTTTGGATCCTATGTTAATAGCTTTTAGCGATCAAGAAAATGAATTAGAGTTTGAGCCTTTATCCACCAACACCGCTGGTTCTTTGCGACTTTCTTCTGGATCCTCCATAGTGGGCGGTTTAAAAGCTAGGCAAGAGATACTTATTTGGACAGACACCTCTTTATATTCTATGAACTTTATCGGCCCACCTTTAACATTTGCTGTAAATTTAATTAATGAAGGATCAGGACTACTAGGACCAAAAGCCGCAGTGAATACACCAAAAGGAGTATTCTTTATGTCAAAGAAAGGTTTTTATTACTACAACGGAGCAGTGCAAAAACTACCATGCTCCGTGCAAGATTATGTTTTTTCTGATCTTGATGAAAGTCAAGCCTTCAAGTGTTTTGCAGGATTAAATGAAGAGTTTTCAGAAGTGTGGTTTTTTTATCCGTCTTCGGAAGATAATGAAACCGAAATATCAAGATATGTAATTTATAACTATGAAGAGAACAGCTGGAGCATAGGTTCTTTGGAGCGTTATAGCTGGTTGGCTGCTGGCGTTTTAAACAAGCCTTTAGCAGCTGGTGAAGCCTCATCTACAAAATACATTTACGAGCACGAAAAAGGTTTTAATAACGACGCTGACTCTATGGATGGGGTTTTTGTTGAATCGGCTGACATAGATATAGCAGACGGAGATCGTTTTGTATTTTTAAAACGCATTTTACCAGACATATTATTTGTTAATGAATCTGGCACTAGCCAAGATCCAGCAATAAATGTTGTGGTAAAACGTAGAGATTTCAGTAATCAAACTTTATCAACAGACTCAACCACACAAATTAAGTCCACCAGCACCTTTGGCTCGCTTAGATCTAGGGGTAGGCAGTTTGTCTTGCGTTTTGAAAGCGATGACGACAATACGGCAAGCGACAGAAAAAATTACAAATGGAGATTGGGTAACACTCGTGTAGAGATACAGCCGTCTGGGAGAAGGTAAATGAGCAAGCTCTTGCCAACCAACTTACCTTTTGCTACAGGCGAAACAGTTTCAGCAGAAACATTCAATCGTTTAATAAGAATATTAGAAATTAACCTCGGTGCAGTCGATCCAAATGCTATACAAGTCTTTAATTCTACAGAGTTAAGTGAATTGCAATTTGCTACCGGAGCGATTATATTTAACAGTACGACAGAGGTTCATCAAGCCTTTGATGGTACAGAATTTAGAAATCTGTATGAACATCAAACTTACTTGACAGGATTATCTGTTACAATGAATATAGGTAGTGTAACAGTGAGTACAACATGAGTGCATTAGAAGACAGTTTAAGAAAAGTTTATAAATTACCACAAGTAGGAACGAGCGCTAGAGGGATAGATGCTGCCTCGTCATTTTTACAAAAAGCACAAGAGCAACCAGAGCTGCAAAATACACCTGAGTTTCAGGTAGCAACAGCTATGATACAACAAAACCAACCAAGATTAATGGATGGCTCACCTTTACCAGAAGGTATGGTGCCAGGATTAACACAAACCATGGAGTACAGAGATGCGAACCAAAATGGTATAGAAGATAGGAGTGAAGGAATTTATCTGCCACAAGATTTAGTGCCAGAAAGCAGTTTGCCACCGAGAATGATTTATCCTGGTTTTAATGTAATGCCACCAGAGGGCAGTTTTGGGGACCGCATGCGTAGCAGGATGCCACAATTACCAAACATGCCTAGTGATTTAGACCCACTAGATGAAATGGACGAAGAAACCAAACAAAGATTGCAAGATTTATTAGGCAAGTCTGAGCAAAAAGCACAAGCACCATTGGCACCAATAGCACAACAACTTGCTATGGCTGGTCAGGGTGAAGATACAACATTGGCGCATTTACGTCCTGGTGAGATAGTGATACCGCCCGAGTTTATGGAAGACTCTGACTTTGAAAGCGCGTTAGAAAAAAAGTTCATAGAATATGACATAGATCCAGTTAAATCCGTGGTCGGCGTGGGGATTGCAAGTCTAAATCCACAAACAGGCCTAGAACAGTTTGGCTTTTTCAAAAAAGTATTCAAAGGCATTAAAAAAGTCGTCAAGAAAGTCGCACCTATAGCTGCTTTCATCCCTGGAGTCGGAACAGCTTTAGGCGGCGTTCTCGGAGGTATAGGTGGTCTAGCTACTAAGATACCTGGTATCGGTGGTGCTTTAGGCAGTATTGGAAGTAGTGTCGCAGGAGGTATTGCTAAATTAGGCATACCAGGCATCTCATCTATTGCTGGTGGAACTGCTGGTGGATTTGGAGGAATTGGGAAGGCACTAACCACAAAAGCTGGGTTGTTTGGTGGCGCGGGTGGCGCTGGTGGCATAGGTAAGTTTTTCAGTCCAGCAGAAGGTAGCACGGGAATCTTTGGAGGACAGATAGGTCCAAACATTAGAAGAGGTATAGGTGGTTTATTTAGAACTCCAGACTTCAACCCCACTTCTGGACAAATTTCTGGAGGCGGTATTTTTGGTAGAGTGAAAGAATTTATATTACCCGGACAAGATCAAAGAGGATTGTTTCAAAATTTAGGTTTGTTTGGCGGTGGCCAACAACAAGTTTTATATGACGCACAAGGCAATCCAATTCAAGTCGGCGGCGGCGGCGGCTTCCTAGGTAATTTATTAGGCGGCGGCGGCGGTGGCGGTATGTCACCTCTTGGTATGTTAGGCATTGGTGGATTAGCTGCTGGTTTAGGTAAGTTGGCTTATGAAGACGCTAAAAAACAAAAAGGCGTAGCCTTAACACCAATGGTCACTATGAGTCCTACAGGCAGATACAATATAGAAGCTGAGATAGCCAGAAGAATGGGACAAGCACGACCTAACCCAGTTGAGTTTGGTTTATTGCCAGAAGGCACAATACCAGAGCTATCTGGAGGAAAACCAGGTGGTATGATGTACGGCGGAGCTGTTGAAGATCTTACAGGTGGGATGGCACGAGGTTTGCGAGAAGGTGGAGCTGCCGAAAAATTGCGCGGTTTTAAAATGAGGGCAGAACGAGCGAACGATGTAATTAATGAGCTTGAAAACACTTTTAACCCTAATAATATTCGAGATCTTGCAGCGAGTAACTTGCCCTTTGATCCGACCAAAATCGAAAATATGCTTATGTCAGCTGAGAAAAAAGCATACGACCAGGCTAAGTACGAATTTATGATGCCGATTTTGAGAATGGAGTCGGGAGCTCAAATTTCAGAAAGCGAAATAGATTGGATGAATAGAACTTATTTCCCACAATTAGGCGATGATGAAGAAACGATCATGCAAAAACGTCTAGCGAGACAAAGAGCAGTAGAATCTCTCATGCCAGAACAAAAACCACAAAGTAAAGGCATTGCCTCTATGCCAGCTATGATGTACGGCGGTCCAGTTATGGCTTACGCTCAAGGCGGAGCTGTGCAAATGCAAGAAGGTGGCGGTTTGGATCCGAGTCAGTTTCCAAGAATGGATGGCGATATAAATGGTCCGGGTACAGAAACCAGTGACGATATACCCGCCATGCTATCAGACGGCGAATTTGTTATGACTGGCCAAGCGGTCAGAGGTGCTGGTTCTTATGACATGCAAAAAGATGCAAAAGGTATAATCAGTTTAACACCAAGTTTTAATGAAGACAGAGAAAGAGGTATGGACCTTATGTATAAGATGATGGACACTTTCGCTGGCGAAGCGAAGCCGAGTTAGTTATGATATTAGGCAACATACAAATACCAATACCAAAATTCGGTTTAGGAAAACTGCCAAGAGTATCTGTGCCACAACCAATGTTGCCACCGAACTTGCCTATACTTCCATCTATACCAAAACTGCCTTCACAAGATACAAATTTAGTGAGGCCTATGCCCGTAGGTAATCCGGTACCATTTGTGCCACCAATGATAGAACCTATAGATGTGGGCGGCCCAGCAGTTATAAAAAATCCAGTGGCGCCTCCTAGTCGTGAAGAATTTATGTCAATAGGTGGCCCTGGCGGTACTGGTGTAGCTGGTTCGCTACTTGATGCACCAGCATCAGTTACAACACCACCACCAGCTCCAGTTGCAACCAGTCAAGCCGTGCCTGCTCCGACAGAAGTTGCGCCAACAACAGCGACAAGTAATGCTATAGGGAGCACAGCAGTAAATATGCAATCACAAGATCCTTTTGCAAGCAGTGTAAGACAGGTAGCATCTGGCTTAGATCCACTCACAGAACAGTTATTGTTTGGAGTAGGTGGACAAGGCGGATTTATTCCCGGAGCGATGCGAGCTGCTGAAAGAACTTTTTATGATGAACAAGGTAATCCTATTGTCATAGATGAAAAAGTTGCAGGATTCAGTCCAGATCAAATGGCTGCTATGCAAATGCAAAGAGATGCTTTAGGTTTACAAGATCCTTATTTACAACAAGCAGCCGGAGCTTACGGCACTGGCACACAAGCATTAGAAGAGGGTTTGCAAAGAGGCAGAACCGCTGCTATTGGATCTTTAGCAGCAACTAGAGGTGGATTAGGCTCATTACAAGCTGGTTTGGGCGAATCTGCTGATATTCTTAGAGGAACCATGGGTGGCTATGATCCAAGCATGACCAGCAGATTTTACGATCCTTTTGAAGACAGAGTAGTACAACAAACGATACAAGATGTTATGGAGCAAGGTGCAAAAGCCGATATTGGAGCTTTGGCTGGCGATATTGCTAGAGGTGGTCAATCTGCTTTTGGTTCTAGAGCGCGTTTAGGCGCTTCTGAGCGTCAAAGAGCTCTAGGAAGGGGTTTATCAGAGGCACTAAGCGGAATACGCAGCAGAGGCTTCACAGAGGCTCAGAGAACAGGTTTAGGTGAGTTTGCTCGTCAAAAAGCAGCAGAACGAGCTGTATCTGGCGGATTAGCTGGATTAGCTGGGCAAGGATTTAGCGGATCACAAGCATTAGCAGGCGCCCTTAGCGGATTAGGACAAACTGAACAAAACATTGGGCAACAAAGATATGGTGGTCAATTTGGCCTTGGAAGTAGTTTACAAGGCCTAGGAGCGCAAGCAGCAGGAGCATCCGCATCTGACATAGCTGCTCTTTATGGCATGGGCACACAACAACAAGGACAGGCCCAGCAAATGTTAGATGCGCAACGCAGAAACTTACAACAAAGACAAATGACTCCGTTGCTACAGTATCAGGCATTACAACCATTTGTAAGCATGGCTCCAGCAGGTCAGTTCCAAACTATCACAGATTTTGCACCTAGACCGAGCGCAATGATGACAGGTATTGGTACAGGATTATCAGCTTTTGGTTCTTTGGGTAATCTGTATGGAGGTAGTTAGTGGCTATCAGCAGAGCACAAATACCAGAGCAAGTAGACATATTTGAAGAAGGCGGAGGCATAGGTGACATTGCTTCTTCTTTGACACCAGAAGATATTATTGCTTTGTACGGCGCACAAACTAGCGCACCAATCACAGCAGCAGATATTCAAGCTCAAGCAGCGCAAATGTCTGGTTTGTTTCCAGAGCCAAAAAAACAAAATATTTATGATTTAGCATCTGCTGTAGGCGCAGGTTTGGTTGGAGCTGCCTCAGATCCGCGTGGATTAGGTGCTGGTCTTACTGCTGGTTTTCAATCATTTAACGAGAAATCAAGACTCATCGAAGCAGAAAAAAATAAAATAAAACAACAAATGGCTATGTTTGCGTATCAACAGGTTGAGGCAAAAAGAAAAGAACAAGCTGCAACCTCAAATGAAATATTAAAAATGAAATTTAAAGCAGCTTTAGAGGGCAAAGGCGGTATGTTCTCGGACGGCACTACACAGGGAGCAGCTTTAAATTATATTTTATCGGCAGAAGCAAATCCAAAACTAAAAGATACGCCAGAATATAAAATAGCGGTTGCTATAGTAGAACAGAAAAAAACAACTTTTAGAACAACAGAAGCGGGAACAATACCTGTTGAAGTGCCTGGTTTAAATATTGAGGAAATATTGGGACCACAAGACAGACCAGTTCCCCCCACAATAGATGTTGGTGAAACTACCTGGACTTTTACGGGAAATAGGGATAATAACGGCGATCCTATTTACACAGATGGCACTACACAAAAAGTAATTAAACCAAAAACATGACACAAGAAACAGAATACATATTATCTGATCCGGTAGAAACACCACCACCGCCTATACTGCCTGGTACAGAAATTTCTAAAGATCCTTTTACTGAGGCACAAAAAAAACAAGCAGGATTTGCTGTGCGTATGGAAAGCTCGTTAAAACAGCTAGAGGCTTTGGAAAATGCTGGTTTCAATCCAGTCAACTTTCGTGATTTTTTTGTAAACAATTTAATACCTTTTACACCAGAATTTATTGATAACTTTTTAAGTAGTTCTGAATATAAACAATATCAAAGAGCAAGATTAGATTTTGCGACCGCACAGCTAAGACAAGAAACAGGTGCTCAGATAAACGCAGGTGAAATTGTGTGGATAGACAAAACTTATTTTCCAGAGTTCGGCGATGATCAACAAACAATTTTAAATAAACGACAAGCAAGAAGAGATGCACTAGCAGCTATGATAGGGCAGGCTGGCAAAGCATACGACAGAACAAAAAATACAATGATGGAAACCGGCACTGGTTATGAAGAAGAAAAGGCATTGGAAGAATTAATAAAAAGAGCTGAAAACAACCCAGAATTAAAACAAAAATTAATAGAGAATGGTTTAATTGATGAGTGATAGTAGAAAAAATACTTACGAAACATTAGAAGACAGCGCTTTAATTGAAATGGCGCTAGGCTCTAATGTGGTCGACAGAGAAAATGCCTATGAAGATATGCTCATTGAAAAGCTATCGTTAGAAAAAATAAAAAGCGGTATAGATAGAACCACAGGTGCTCCAAGTAATGTAAGGTTTAGCGTTGGAGCTGCTCAGAGTCCAGAAGATAAATTAGCTACACTTCAAGTATTTTATCCAGATGCTATGCGTGTAGAGGACTTAGATCCACAAAACGGAGCTATGGAATTTGGTTATGGCAACTTTGCTTTTACCAATCCCGAAACAGGAAAGCTAACTTTATATGATGAATTTAACCCAAAATTTTTAGGCGTACCGATACCAACAGGAAGAGATTTTCTTGATGCTGGTCCAGAGGTAGCAGAAACAGTAGGAGCCATTGGCGGTATGATTGGCGGAGGTATTGCTGGA